GCACGGGATGGTTGTAGAGGTTGTTAATAGTGTTGCTGATGAGGACAATCATTTTGTTAAGTTCTTTGGTAACAACGATAAAGATGGCGAGGGTACATGGGAAGAGTGTGCTAAGCCGGGTAGAGCTATATCATTTGACGAAACTACTATGCCAGTAATTCTTATTAGAACTGCTGATGGTAACTTTAGACTTACAGAACAGAAAGGTGGTAACTATACTATTGCTGGTAAAAGCTATCCAGTTCCACAATGGGACAACGCTATAGTAGGTGATGATGTAACTAACCCAGAACCTTCTTTTATAGATAGACCTATTACGCAGATGATGTTTTTCAGAAACAGATTTGCACTTCTATCTGACGAGCATATAGTTATGACACGTCCGGGAGACTTTACTAACTTCTTTGCTAAGTCTGCTATACAGTTAATAGCAAGTGACCCTATTGATATAGCTGCTAGTTCAGAATACCCAGCAGTTTTATATGATGGCATACAGGTAAATACTGGTTTAGTTTTATTCAGTAAAAACCAACAATTCATGCTCACTACAGATAGTGATACATTCAGTCCACTTACAGCTAAGATCAACTCTCTTTCTACTTATAATTTTAATTTTAAAACTAACCCTATTTCTCTTGGTACTACATTAGGTTTCTTAGACAATGCTGGTAAGCATTCTAGATTCTTTGAAATGGCACAGGTACAGAGAGAAGGTGAACCACAAGTTATAGAACAGAGTGCGGTTGTATCTACGCTATTTGAAAACGATTTATCATTAATAAGTAACTCTAGAGAAAACTCTATAATTTTATTTAGTGAAAATAATCAATCTACCTTATATGGTTATAGATATTTTGACCAAATTACTGAAAGAAAACTAGCGGCTTGGTTTAGATGGACATTACCGGGAACTATTAAGTATCATTGTATGCAAGATGATGCTTTGTTTGTAGTGATGGAGAACGGTTCGTCACGTGAGTTGTTAAAGTTTTCTATAAGAATGGATAGTAATACTGTTGCTTTAAATGATGACAGAGTACATCTAGACTACTTAATGCCTGTAACATCTTTAGCGTCTAGTGCCTATAGTGGTGGTAAAACTACATTTTCAAAACCATCAGGTCTTAATGGTGTAGGTCAGATAGCAGCATATGATATAGACGACCCTGCTAATACACCATTAACTATTGGTAATTATGCAGAGGTAACAGTTGATAATAACGGTGACTTAGAAATACCCGGAGACTGGACAGGACAAAATTTTTATATAGGTTATCTATATACTATGTCAATTACCATGCCTACTATCTACTATGTAACTAGAACTGGAGAAAACTTTAGAGCTGATACAAGAGCTAATACTATATTACATAGAGTTAAACTTGGATTCGGACCTATAGGTATTTATGAAACTACACTATCTAGAGTTGGTAGAGACGACTATACAGAATTATTTGAAGTAACACCGGCAGATAGACAACTAGCTAACAGAACAACTGTATTTGAAGATAATCTTTTAAGAACAGTACCTATATATGACAGAAATATAAACGCTACTTTAGTAATCAAATCAACCCATCCCTCTCCTGCTAACTTTCATACGTTATCATGGGAAGGAGTTTATAATAACAATTTCTATCAACGTGTATAACATCCCCCTTACCGAAAAAGAATTACGTATATACATACAGTGGTTAAAGAAAAACCGTATGTATAAAGGTATGAAACTACCCTTAGGTAATCCTTGGGAGTCTTGGATGCAAGATACCTTGGATAAATTACAACACGCATTAAATGAGTAAATACATCCACAAAGCGAATGTAGAGGCTGCACTTCATGTAGCTTCTAATTTGCTCCCTGATGATTATCGGGAAGTTAAAGAAGGTCATGGACATGACCCTTTAAATGCTCTGGTTGTCGGAGTACATAACTCTGAGTCAGTCTATTTTACTAACCCAGATAATGAGATATGTGGCATTGCAGGCGTCTACGAAGGTGGACAAGTTTGGATGCTATGTACCCCAGCTATTTTAACATTTCCTCATACCTTTGCTAGAGAAGCAAAACGGTATGTGAACTCAAGACAAGACAAGTTACTGTGGAATTTTGTAGACGAAAGAAACAAAGTCCATATTAAGTTACTTAGGTTTTTAGGTTTTAAATTTTTAAGAAGATTTCCCTACGGACCAAACAATTTATCCTTTATAGAATTTTGCCGTGTGCAGTCCAGCAGCGATAGGACCAGCAGTATCCGCAGTAGGCGGAGCAGCCCAAGCGTCCGCGAACAACAAACATAAGCGTAAAATGTACGCACATCAACTTAAAGTCAGAGAACGTAAGTGGATGCAAACAAGAAGTACTTATCAATCAAAGAAAGTACAATTTGAACAAGAGGTAGACCTAGCAAACATTGCAGCTCAACGAGCATATACTAGGACTAACATACAATTAAATAGAGCAAGGTCAATGGCGATTCTACAGAATCAAGAGGACTTTAAAAAGATGTTAGCTAACGAAGGTGCAATAGAAGCCTCTGCTGCTGAACGTGGTGTAAGAGGCGCATCAGTTAGGAGACAGTTAGTTATGAATCAAGGTCAACTTGGTATGAGTCAAGCTATGCGATCAAGAGCTTTAGCCTCTGCTAGGTTTGATGCTAAAGAAGCTATGGCAGATACTAATAGACAACTAAAAGGTACTCTTAATAGATCATTTAGTAAAGTTGCTGTTGCACCTGTACAAGACTTTGCTCCCCCACCACCACAAATGGAGAACGTAGGTATGACATTAATGATGGGCATGGGTCAAGCATTAGGTGCTGGTCTAGAAGGTATGCCTAAGAATACTATGGGTCCCGGAAGTACGCCACCAGCTCAAATTGCTAGTAGCGGATTTGCAGGAGGTATGCCTTATACTGCTACTGTTGACCCTACCTTTGGTCATACTGTTAGAACATTCCAGAGTTATTAACTATGATTCCACAATATAATATATCGGGTCAGTCAGTGAACCCTGAAGAAATCGTGGACATCATTCCCGAACAAGAAAAATCTGACAGACAAATACAACAAAATGAAGAAAGATATTTTCAACAGCTACAACAAGTTGGTGAAGATAAGCTAAAAAATGACGCTAAAATGTTTCAGGGATTAGCTGACCTTTCTTCTACATTTGGTAATTATTTACAAAAGAAACAAGAAAAGTATAGACAAGATAGAGAAGCAGAAATATCTTTAGACATTCTTACTAACGGTATTAGCCCAGAACTGGAAGCACAGTTTAGAGGCGACAAAGAAATGTTATTTGAAGATGATTTAGCTATACAAGAGTTTGCATCTAAAATAGAATCCGAAACCAATGACAGTATCACCGCTCAAGAATTTCGTAAGATGTCTGGTTGGGAAAGGTATATGGTTGCAGAACAATATGCTTTACAAAAAGCTAAAGACTACGATCAGCATGTTTATCAAGCTTACGAAACTACCAAGATAGATGTTATTAGAGATGGTCAATCAGTGTCTGTTGGACATATGGATAACCTATCACTACAAGAACAGGCAGCTTTAGATACAAAGATCAAGTTTGAGTATGCTAAACAGTTTGCAGGACTAAACCCAGCAATGGTAGCTAGTGTAGTTAAACCAGAAATAGATAAGTTTGATGCAAATAGAAGAAAAAAACAAGCTGTAGAAAGAGAAGCTAACTATCAAACAGAAGTAGCAGCTTCTGATAGTAGAATGATACAAGTAGGATTTGTCACTGCTAACCCAGAAGACGGACACCAACTTGCACATGACTGGGCAGCAAGATATGCAGCCAGAAATAGGACTACTATTGGAGCAGGCAGAACAGCTTTTGCAGAGAATTTAGTTAATTTAGTTGAACAAGATGCAATCTCTTATGGTGAAGCTATGTCTATAGTTAATCACGAAATAACAGCTCGTGATGGTTCTACTAAGACTATGGGTTCATGGAAAGAATGGAGCGGTTTACAAGGTGAGTTAGTTTCTGCTAATTCTAAAGGTGTTCAAGCTAGAGAAGATAAAAGACAGGCAGATGTTCTTGCTGATGTAGAAATGATTAAAGGTAATCCTAATGCTACAAACGATGAAAAAGCAATAATGATGAATGCCTACAGACAGAAATATGATGGTTATGTTCCTAACGAAATAGCTGACGCTTTACGCGGACATATGGACGACTGGCAAGCCGAAGATATGATAGAGAAATCAGTACGCTACCAAGGTGGTGTATATGATTTTGAAGCTAAGAATCTTAGTACAGAAATGTACAACAAACATAAAGATAAGATTATATCTAGTGGAGCTATGGTTCCCGGTTCTAGTGACCATAAGTTAGCAGCACAGTATTTACGTGGATATACTAATAGAGGCACAGAAGAATCATTTGGAGAAACAGATACTAAATCACCTGAATGGTTAACACTGTACGGAAACTTAGAAGAAACATTTAATAATGCTTACGCACAAGCTACTGTACGCGATGGCAAAATTGTAGGCAGACCTGAAGATGGATTTAAAGCTGGTGTAGCTGCTGTAGAAACTATTTTAAATAATCCTACCGAAGTATTAAGAATGCAAACTTTTGATACTGAAACTAGCGACGGTTCTTATAGTAGATTAATACAGAATGGTATGACACAATCTGGTGGTGGTAACTGGAAAAAGAAAAAAGTCAGTGCTACTCAAGGTTCACAAAAAGAATTAATTGCTTGGGGTCAAACACCTTTAAAACAATCTTCTGATATACCAGACTACTACAAAGACTTAGCAATGAGAATGGGAGTTAATCCTGTTGACTTAGCTAACTCACAGTTGCAACATGTTACAGGTGAGGAAGTAAAACAAGAAGAGAAAAAAGAAGAACATAGTAAAGAAGTACAAGAACTTGTTTATAAATACCCTACTCGCTCAACTATAACAAGAGCAAGAATTTTACAGGAATTACAAAAACTACAAGAAGACGTTAAAGCAGGCTCTGTAAAAGGTGGTCCTGAACAACCAAACGTTAAAACATCCATTTTTAATAAAAAAGCTTTAGTCAGACAAGACCAGTAACCACGGTTTATTGGCTGTCCCTACAGCTAATATTTACCGAGGTAACTAATGAATGAAGAAAACAACTTCGACCCCACACTAGAAATAGGAGTTTCTGGTGTAGGTTTAAATGAACAGGAAACTGCCGAGGCAGTACAGAACATACAAGCTGCCGATATAGAAAACGGCATCAATCAAAATCTTGAAGAAGAAAAAGAAGTAGTAGCTCAAGAAGCTACAGCTCCAGAAGAAGCAAAAGAAGGTCCTACAGCAGGAGACTACGTAGCCGATACATTTATCGGAGCTGGGTCTGGAGCTAGAAAAGCTGCTAGTAACATCATCACTGCACCTGAAAGAGTTATTGACTTTTTTAATGGAGAGATGGAAGAAGAGATGGCTTCGGAAGAAGGATATCAAACTGAATGGGATCAATTTATGTACGGAGACGGCGACCCTATTGTCACTAAAACATGGTGGGGTGGTGTTGTTGAGTCTGTTGCAGAAGTTGGTATGACTATAGGTCTGACCGGTGGTGCAGGAAAACTTGCCAAGGTTGGAGGTGGAGCAGCAAAGATAATATCTGGAGGAGCTAAAGGTAGAAAAGCCCTTACTCTAGCTGAGACTATGAAGGATGGTGCTTTAATTGGTTTACAATATGACACCTTTGCTAAGAACGAAAACCAAGACAATATAACAGGAACTTTAAAAAAACGCTATCCATGGCTAGATACACCATTTGCTACAGGTGAAACAGACGGACCTCTAATGAGAAAGTTTAAACACATTGTAGAAGGTATGGGTATAGGTGCTGTGTTTGATGCAACTTTATTTAAGATGCTTCCTGTAGCTAGACTAGCTGGTGAAGCCCTAGGTAAGACAGCTCAGAAAGGAGTAAAAGCTGGTAAAAGAGTTTATGATGAAAGAGGTGCTTTAAAAGATGCTTTAAAAAAAGACCTTGCACCAATACGTTCAGAGCTTTCATCAATAAAAAATGAAGTTCTTTCTGCTAACCCAGAAGATTTAACTGCGCTTGGTAAAGGAGTTAGAAACGTAGCTGATTTAGATATTGATGATTTAAGAAGTAATTTTGCTGAGTACACTCAATCAAGAAGAGATAGTGTAGAAGCACAGGTAAGAGAAGAAGTTAAAGAACAATCAAAAGAAGCTGGCGTTCGTTTTCCAAAGAATGAACCTATTGGTTCTAGAGAGTTAGGTAACTCTACCTCCAGCCACAGTGCTGCTGATGTTGATAAAGGTATAAAAGCAAAGAGAGATAATTGGGGTAGTGAAGATGGTCATGTAGGTTCTATGACATCTAACTCACTGATAGAAAAACTAGCTAATGGAACAGCTACTCCAGTGGAAACAATGAAAAAGATTATGGGTAATTTTAGATCCCAGAAATTTGTCACACAACTAGAAGCCACTGCTAGACAAGAAGGTAAAAAATTACAAGACGTAGTTGCAGAAAATTTAACTGTGTTTAGAGAGATTTATGAAGGCAGAGCTACAAGTGAGATATCTGATAAGGAATTTTTTGAAAGAATTACTAGAGATAAAACACAACTTAAAGCAGCTTTCAAAGACCCTAAAACTGGTAAAATTAGAAGAACTACTATTGGTGAGTATGTGAAACCAGAGTACATAAAAGCATTAGATATGGTCAATGTTTCTTTGTTTAATGACATACAAGCATTAGGAGTAGTAGGTAGAGAATTAGCAGATATAACAAATATTAAAGATGTGGATGGTCCAGCACAACACCTTGTTAAAAAATTAATTGCTGGTCTAAAACTAAGAAAAGAAGCAAGTGCAGAAGTTTCACAACAACTTTCAGAGTTTGGTCTTGGACGAGTAAAAGATGTAAAAAGAGGTCAACAAGTATCAGGCGATTTTAAAACTTATGCTCAGTTTAAGAAAGCTGTAACAGCAAGTAAGAAAGCAGCTAGAGAAGCAAATGAAAAAGCAGTACAAGAAAGTATAGATGCTTTCCGTATGGCTTTAGATTTAACCACCGAAGAAGGTGGGGATGACTTGTTTAAGATTTTATTTGAAGGAATATCTATGGCTGATGGTGTACACACTCTTGATGATCTTGACGTATTTATGCGTAAGAAAATGAGAGGTGGTACTTTCAAAGGTGATAAGAAAATGACTGGTGCATTCTTGAGAGAGTTTGGTACTATGTTTACTCATAGTGTTTTGTCTGGTCCTAAAACACCAATCCGAGCAATCATGGGTACAGGTAGTGCAACATTCACAAGACCTATGGCTATGTCTATAGGTGGAGCAATGGCTGGTGACATGGTTACTTCCAGAGCTGGTTTAGCTTCACTAAATGCTTTGGTACAGACAGTTCCAGAATCTTTTACATTTTTTAAAAAAAGATTAAATAGTTATTGGGCTGGTGATCTTTCTACTATTAAAACTAGATATATAGAAAGAAATGTACTGGATGACCAATGGCAATTTTACGGACATTGGGCAGAAACCAGAGGTACTGTAACAGATAAAATTTTGTATCGTACAGCTAACATGATTAGAGGTTTAAATGATAGTAGTCTTTTAACTTACTCTACTAAAATCATGGCAGCTACTGACGATGCTTTCCAATTAATGATAGGTAGAGCTAGAGCTAGAGAAAAAGCATTCTTAGCTGCTGCTGATAAAATGGGTGATAGTAACTTTGCGAACTTTGATAATAAGTTTTATCGTGACATGGAAGATAACTTTAATAAAGAAATCTTTGATGAAAACGGAATGGTTACAGATGCTATGGCTGAGTACAGTAGACAAGAAGCTACACTTACAGCTCCTTTAACAGGATTTGGTAAGAACTTATCTAAAGCATTTGATGACGCACCTTGGGCTAGACCTTTCTTCCTATTTGCTAGAACTGGTATTAATGGTTTAAACTTAACAGCAAAGCATACTCCCGGTTTTAATTTCTTAGTTGACGAATTTAACCAAATAGCTAAAGCAAAGGTGCCTACACCTGAACTACAACAATTTGGTATTCATTCACAACAAGATTTAATTAATGCTAAAGCTATCCAAAACGGAAGATTAGCTATGGGTACAGCAGCATTAAGTATGGCAAGTATGGCATAT